GTCTCCATCTTCCGGAAGGAGAACCATTGCTCGCAAAAACATCTTACAAAAGTCACTCAGGCCAGAACTGGTAACGGAAGAGAATTGGCAACTTCTGCTCGAATCCGCCTGGGATGTGATAGATGTTCCCAGCTGCCAGTGCGAGGAAACATAATCCAGTTTTACGCTCCCTTCCGTGGTTCCACTTCCATCAGGTGTGATGTATAAGTCTGCGTAGCTGGTGGCATTGGCGTTGATGGCCTTCCACTCTGTAGAGTTTGCCCCCATGTCGCAGTCAGGCTTCGCCGCATTATTGTACGGAATAAACTGCACCTCTCCTTTGACCAAGCGCATTCCTGCTGCCCACTCCCACACATTGCCATTCAAATCCCAGATACCTGCCTCAGTTCCATCGTGGCTCCAAGTAACCGGTCCCGAGCCAGTCGCAACTCTCGCAATATTTTTGCTGCCATCATAATAAGTTGGGATGGCAACATAGTTGCTTTCTGCCGTATCCTTGCCGTAGTTGTTATTGCCGCGAGGCTGAGTGCCATTTTTTTTGCACCACAAAGCCAAAAATGCGTACTCTGCCCACGTGGTAAGGTGATGTCCCGTGCCCTTGTTGCGGCAATATTGTAACATTGTTTCAAAATTGATGCTCGCCACAGGGTCTTCTCCAGGCAGCGAGTAGATGCGAGTGCCGTGTCTGCTGCCCAGGAATTTTCCGACGTAGATAGATTTTTGCGCTCCATCCACCATAAACGCGGGGTGGATAATGGATGAATCTCCGCTTACCAGAAGCTTGTCCAAAGTCTGAGGAGCAACCTGCACATATACTCCCGGGATAGATTTATCGTCTGCGACCATTTTGTTAGTGGGGCAAACAGCTTTTGTGCCCAAATTGGCCAGATCATAAGCCATGTTTTTTCATCTCCTTTTTATGCAGATTTTGTTAGATCGTCCATAGACCACAGGGTGACAGTAACTTCTCCCATGTCCAGCGGAATTGCCTCATGGCTTGTAATAGTTTCCTCTCCCTGAACGGTCTCAATGTCCTGATACTGGATTTCAGGGATGTCAACTTGGGCGACGTAATAGCGCCCCACCCCCACACCAATCACCAGGTTTTGATTTTTGTCAACGCAAATATCAAGATGCACTGGCTCATCTTTCTGGTACTTATCTACCCGGACGGCCAATTCATCGTCGCCGAAAATCAACTTGTAGCCATTTTGTTCCAGGCTGATTTTCTCGCCTTCGTTAATGTCTACAATCTTCACTTTACTCTGCTTTCCCATTGTCAGGTCATACCTCCTTTAATCCTGAGCACTAGCTTAACACTCGATGCGCTGCCATCAAAATAGATTTTAAATCCATTCAGGGCCTTGTCCACAATATGTACATTGCCAATATCGCCAGTGCTTTCTCCCACTTCCACCTCGACCGTGTAATACAAATTTTTTCGTACTGTTGCAAGTGCAATCGAAACCGGCGAATCCATCGTGGAATTGAACGGGTATTTCTGCGTATTGGTCAGCGTGATCTCCTTTGTCTCGCCTAGCACCTCCGCTTGCATCAGAGCCTTAAAGGCATCGTAGTCTCTCTGGTGCTGTAAAAATCCAAAGGTTAAAATGGCATTTGCAATAGACACGTCCATCACGCCGGACTCAAGGTTATTGAAATTTGTAGCAGAAAGGTTTGTGCCTTCTTCAATCACTTCGCCCGCTCGTGACAGTATGTATGTCCCATCGTTTTGCTTGGCCAGCTTAAAGCAATTTGCTGGAAGCGTCACATGGTTTACCCACTCAGTCAAATTATACATTTTCTCACCTCCCTTTTACGCCGCAGAAATTTTAATGTCATACCAAAAGTAGCCTTCTTCTTGGGCGGTAATCTCCAGCTTACAATCTTGGCCATCCCAACGCTCCCCGTCGGAATTGAAGATTTCCACCCGGTTTACCGTGGCATTGCTCACCGGCAACGGAATTTTGATCCGAACCGTTCCATCATCAAGTATTGATATATTGCTGATCTGTGCCCGTGTCCAAGTGCTTCCGACCCGGAATCTCGCATAAGCAACACGCTTAGCAGTGTAGTTCCGATAGTCGCGATATGCCGCACTATCCATCATCTTGCCTCCTTTCAGATAAGCTCCCCGCATTTCGGGAGCTCATATGTTGTTCCTTGCAGCGTTGTTGTTACCGCTCTGTTTTCGGACTTAATTGAAACATCAGAGGTGCCAAGTCCTGCTATCACAGCTTTTTTTGGAAGTTCACCTGCTTTTGGTATCCAGTAGGTAATGCCTTTGCCAACAGATCCAAAAAAGATTTCTCGTGCCACACGCCATACAATGGCATCGTCCTCCAGCTTTGCCCTCGCTGGCTTGTAGACGTTGATTACATTCATCAGTTCTGCCGCACTTAGGTTGCTATTTTCGTCCGATAAATTCACTGCAACTCTAAATCGATATGGCTCGCCATCATAATCAAACCATTCTGCCACTGCTACATCACCGGCAACGTTTTCAAGTGCTGTCCGGAGTCCTCTGACTGTACCCATTTTTCGATGGATCGCAATGCTGTTTTGGATCGCAAAACGTTTTTTTGAAATTGGCCAATCATATTTATACCAATCGACGTGCATATCCGCAGCCAGAATATCTAACATTCGGTCACCAAGTTTTTCGATTTGGTAGTAAATTCCCACCGATTCCTGTACCAGTGTGGCATTATTCTGTAGGGTTTTGGCCAAAGCCTTTGTCAGGGCAACCATTCTCTTATCATAGGAGAGCGCTACCGGCGCAGTCTGTTCAAGCCCAACGCTCAAAATGTCACCAGTTTCGGTAATCACTCATCGTCACCCCCGTAGATGATTTCCGGCTCACCTTCCAAAATAGAGCACGAAGTTTTTTCCAATTCTTGGCTGGTCGGTTGCTCGATCTCCACTCGATCCGCTCCGGCCTGTATCACTAGAGAAATCAATCGACCAGGATTGATGCGTCTTCCCAACTTACCAGTCTGCCACTGGACGTATTGCTCCGTCGCTGCCTCCACCAGTTCAGAAAGTTCAGTTCCTCCAACTGCTGGTCTCTCATCCCCGTAGTAGGTGAATTTTATGCGGAATGGTACAACCTCTGGCTGCTGTACGATTATGTTGTCTGTCGTCGCTCTGATGTCCTCATCTTCCAAATACGTCTGCATTTCTGCAATTTCTTCTTCCGACGGTACACCGCTATCCATCAAGATAGTGATAATGGTTTTCCCAGGCCCACCATTGTTTACAAACACGTCTTTCACGTGGTCATTGCAATTTGTGGCATAATACTTGTAAGCACCAGCTGTTCCCGCCGTTGAATAGCCCTCGTTGCTCTCGCGCAGGCGATTGTAAAAAGAGCTATCTGACTCCCGATCCAGCCCGCCAGAACTCTCCCTTGTATTTTCAGCTGTGGTAATATTTGCGATCTGGTCAACAAGGCTGTTAATACTACCAGTTTGGTATCCATTTCCAATCGTGCCCGCTGTTGTGCAGGTTGCTTCCACCTCCCCAGACATATCCCCTGCCAAAATAACGATGTTCTCGTTTGTTGCAAAATTTATTGTCCCGTCTACGGTGACAATGGTTCCACTTGGAATCACAACATCCGGAGATTCCGATGCTACTGTAAATCGTATGGTGGTAGCCGCTGCCTCCGCCTCTCTCCTTGTAACGCCTTTGTAAAGGTCTGCCAGACTGTCCAGATATTTCCCGTCAGCATAACGTAGCAAGTTTCGCTTCGCGGCAATATTGATGAGGCTTCGCTCCTGGGAAATGATGGACGCAAACCACAAAATAAGCTGGTAAATTGGGTCTGCCGGATAGAGCTGTCTGCCGAACTCCGTTTCGTAGCTGTTTATCAGTTCGGTAACGATTTTCTCCGTTGATGTCTCTACAAATTCCACGTCCGGAAATGTGCGTTCGTCAATCATTGATTATCACCTCCAAAATAGGAACAATCCGCCCAGACTGCTCATCCACATAGGTTTCAGCGCCTTCCACCGAAACACGTGATTCGTATTCATTCACTGCTTCTCGCAGTCCCTCTTCAAACAACACTGTTGCCGCTGCTGCCGGTCTGTCTTGATAGCTCATGTCAATTCCAAGCTCCCGTTCCAGTGGGACGGATCCCTTCGGTGTTGCGGCAAGCATCACAATGTTCTGGGCGATCTCCGTTTCTGTCTCCTCTGGTTTCAGATTAAGTTCCTCCAGAGCGGCTGTGTCAACTCTTACAAGCACCTCTCACCCCTCCTACGCTTCATATTCTTTTAGTTGCACTTGCACAACACCTTGAATCCAGTTTCCGTTTTTGTCCGTATATTCCCCAGTGTACGATAATGATGTAATCACCCATCGGTAATGTCCATAAGCTTTCTTACCAATTTTCAGCGGGATCGCCGTGCCGTTTCGCTGGTAGTTTAGTAGGGTCTCATAATCTGCCATAGGCGCTGCGCCTAAGAAAGCCGACAGGGTAAAATTGAAGGTAATGACCCCTGCCTGTGCCCCAGTGAATTCGACCATTGGTCTTCCCAAATGCCGCTCGTGGGAGACATAGGTGGCTGTATTTGTCCAGACAAAATTCTCAATTGTCTTGATCTGTTTTTCGGTTACAACAAAAACCACTTTTCCTAGGTAACCGATCTGGCCGGAAACTGTGGTGGTCGGCGTAACGTCCGAGGCCGCTACATTCTCCACCGTTACCTTGTCCGATGTTGTTGTCTTTTTTGTGGTGGTTGTGGTGGTAGTAGTGGTTTTTGTTGAGCTGGTGGTCGGAATGCTGCTGGTGTCGATCCAGCCGGTCACATACTTTCCTGCCGGTGTCTTTCCGCAGTTGGCAGAGGTGTTTGTAATTCTGATGCGGTTGTTGATAACTGCCGCAGACCAAATGTAATAAGTTCCAGTTTTGGTTCCAGATTTTTTCTTTGCGTCAGATGATACATAGAGCGCCACATTGGACAGCGTTATCTTTTGTCCTTGTGTGTAGGCCATTTAAAGCACCCCCAGAATGTATCCATCACCTTGTCCATTCACCCTATGAATGGACACAACCTTATTCCCCACCTTGGGCATCCAGTTTGTCAGTTTTCCCTTGGCATCTGCCCACGTTCCTGTGGTCAGGCATCTGAGATCAGCTGACTGCATTTTTCCCCACGAAACTCGAACAGTGCGTTTTGAGCTATTCACCGAAATCACGGTTCCGATCCGGATAATGCACTCCAGCTCTGTAACCCGGTTCTCCAAGCTTTTAATCTGCTGTTGTACTGTCTGTTCCATATTGCTGTCCTCAATACGCTGTGATAGTTTCCCGCAGCGTGATCGTTGTTTTATATCCAGCTGTTTTGCTGATCGTGTGCACGGACTTCTCGATGTAATATGTTCCGTTGAAACCGCCAAACCCTTTCACAGTGACGGTAAGCCCTGCCACAAGGGTGATGTCTCCCGGAAAGGTAAATGTACCTGTCACCGCTCCTTTATTCGCCTCGCGCAATCTGGCAATGGCCAGGCGCTTTGCCTCTGCGACTGAGGAAACCTTCTCGGTGGTTATCTCCAGTAAATTGTCCTCATCATAGGTGTAGCCAGGCGGTGTATAGGTGTATTCAATGGTGTCTCCGGTATTGGTGTCCTCGTAACTCACGTGGCAAGCAGAGTAGCAGGTGTCTGCCAGTGTTGCGTCAAACGTTCCATCCGTATAGCTGCCATCGCCTCGTTTGATGGTTCTGGCCGCAGTCTTATTCTCATAGGTTTTCTGATCGTACACGATCAGAGCTCCGCCGGTGATTTTCAGGCTTAAACCTGCCGCTGTACACAACCCCTGTAAAAACGATACATCTGTCTGGTTCCGCTGCTCTTTCCGGGTGTAGCTCACCGAAACACTGGCCAGATAGCTGACAGTATATCCGCACCGTGCGCCTATTTTCTGTGCAATAGCCTTTAGGGTGGTGCTTTCCCACGCCTGGGTATGAGTGGTGTTTCTAGCACTGCTTGAAAAGTCCAGGGCTGTTCCCTTCATGGTGACGGTTTGACCACTCATTCCATACTGCACATACACCTCATCCAGCACGAAGTTTCCGATGGCCAGAGAAATATCTTTTCCTTTTCCATTCCAATTTTCTTGTGTAATGGTGGGTTTTATGGTCGCTTTGGTTCCGCCCTTTAGATTTGCGCTGGCTCGATTCTCAATCTCTGTGTTGAGCCAAGAGCCAGCAACAACATTGTCTCTGTCTATCAGCTTGATTTGAAAATCGTCTGCCTCTCCGTCCGCTGCATCTGTCCAGGTACAGGAATGAAATCTCTGGTTGATGTCACTGCTCACATCCACCCCATTGATGGTGAGGCCGACTGCTGTTCTTCTTGCATTATCAATATCACTCATTATTTTTTGCCTCTTTTATGGATTTTATTTTATCCGGTCTTTTCGGCACTGGGCGGCACTCTATCCCTGGGTGAACCAGGGTGGATTCGTGCTGCTTTGCTCTGCCTCAACCTCCGGTATTTCAAGCTCGATTCCTGCTTGAAAAATAAAAGTTTCGCAATACTTTTTGTTTGCCTGGATCAGCTTGTCCATCAGGTACCCACTGCCCATAGTCTTGTATGCAATGCTATCCCAGGTGTCACCGCTGATTGTTTTATACTTCGCCATACACCTCTCCTTTCTCCAGGGGACGGCTGTTCCGCTCGTCCCCTGGATTGTGTTTTAGTAGGCTCTTCGCCGCTCGTCCCTCTGCACTTGTACCAACACCTGGCGGATTTTCTCTGTCAGTTCTTCATCGTGAGCCTCCAGCTGCTCCTTGATGCTCTGGCTGGATTCGCTGGCATTCTGGATCACCGGTGCATAGGTCAGTTGGATCACCTTGCTGCTGTCTGTAGTGGATGTTACATACCGGCTGCCAACGCTCTCATTCAGAGGTTCGACTGTTTGAGTGTAAAATGTTCCGACACTCTCAGGCTCCGTGTAAGCCTCGTAGGCCGCCGTTGCCAGGTCTCCGTATGTTTCT